AATCGGCGAAGTCGCGATTCTCGACCAATTTTCGACCCCCATAGGCAGCAGCAGCAGTCGAATCAATCGGTTGGTGCCTTTGAATAACGAGGCGCACTGACTGCACAGGGCTTGAGGTATTCCGGTGGGTGATGCAGCTGATATACGAAACGCATACAACTGGAACGTCACAAGCATCGCTCGTGCATTTGGACTGCACCGAAACACGGTCAGCGCTCGGCTCAGGGATTCTTCGATTCAGCCCGTGTCGCGCAAAGGCAACGCGCCGCTGTACGCACTGGCTGATATCGGCCCGGCGCTGTTCTCGGGCCGCGGCGTTGGCGGATCGACAATTTCGCCGGACGAGATGGATCCGCAATCGCGGCGGGCCTGGTATCAGTCTGAAAATGAACGGCTCAAATTCGAGACCGACCAGCGCCATCTGATACCGGATGATGAAATGGCCCGCGAGCAGGCGGTCTTGATGAAGGCGGTCGCGAACAGCATGGACAGTTTGCCGGACGTGCTCGAGCGCGAATGCGGCATGACGGGCGCCCAGCTTGAACTGGTGCAGACGGTCATCGACTCGATCCGCGAGACGATGTATATCGAGGCCGCGGAATGAGCTCAGCCAGCGCAGCGACTATCCGTCGCGACGTGGCTGAGATGCTCCGGCCGCCGAGACGTATATCAGTATCGGAGGCGGCGCAGGAATATCTGCGCGTGGTGGACGGCGGCGGCAACGTCACGCCGTGGTCGGCCACGATGACGCCGTACATGCTTGAGCCGATGGACTGCCTGTCGTCGCGCCGCCATGACGCGGTGGTGTTCATCGGTCCGTCCAGGTCGGGGAAAACATTAGCTCTCGTCGATGCGTGGCAGGCGTATTGCCGAACGTGTGATCCGGGCGATATGTTGATCACGCAGATCACGGAAGACAAGGCGCGCGAGTACAGCAAGGTGCGGATCGCGCGCCAGCTGCAGCACAGTCCGGAAATGGCGAAGCGGATCAGCCCGCGCGCCCACGACGACAACGTCCACGACAAGATTTTTCGCGACGGCTCGCTGCTGTCGATCAAGTGGCCGTCGAAGAACACATTCGCGAGTTCGGATTACCGCTACGTCGCGCTGACCGACTACGACCGCCTGCCGGCGAACATCGACGGCGAGGGCGACCCGTTCAGCCTGGCCAGCAAGCGTACGCAGACATTCCTGTCGCGCGGCATGTGCCTGGCCGAAAGTTCGCCCGGCGTGATCGTCGACGGCGACCTGGTCGACTGGCGCGCGCCGGACGATCAACCGCACATGATGCCGCCGGTGCGGGGCATTTGCGATCTGTTCAACGGTGGCGATCGGCGGCGCCTTTACTGGCCCTGCGATGGCTGCGGCGGCTTCTATCGTCCCAGCCTGGAGAATTGGAATCACGAGCTGGCGCAGCCGGAATGCCCACATTGCGGGCACAACCCGGGAGAGATGGACAAGCGCCGCCTGAATAGCCATAGGCTCTGGCTGCCGGAGGGCTGCACGTTCAGCCCGAGCGGAACCGTACAAGGCGCGCCCCGCCAGACGCGCGCCGCATCATTCGCCATGGAAGGCCCGGCCGCCGCATATCAACCGTGGGGCAGCTTGTCGTCCAAACTGTTGTCGGCCGAACAGACCTACGAACAGACCGGCTCGCAGGAAACGCTGCAGACCGTCACCAACACCGACTGGGGCCGGCCGTACGTTACACGGCGCAAGACCACGGCACACTCGAGCGACCAGCTCGCCGATCGCGCCACGGTCGGCGAGCTCAAGGTCGTACCGGCCGGCGTGCGGTTTCTCACCTGCACCGTCGACGTGCAGGGAGGCAAGAGTTCGCGCTTCGTAGTGCAGGTGCACGGCCATGGCCCGGAGCGCGAGCGCTGGGTGATCGACCGGTTCAACATCAAAGAGGATCGCGGGCCAGACGGCACCGACCCGCCGACCGCGATCCGGCCGGCGACACAGCCGGAAGACTGGGACGTGCTCACGCGCGATCTGCTCGGCCGCACCTATGCGCTGGCCGGCGAACGCTCGCTGCGTATGCCGATCATGATGTTCGGCGTGGATACCGGCGGCGAAGCTGCGCGCGACGGCAGCGGCGGCAGCGTTACGCGCCAAGCGTACGACTGGTATCGCCGCATTGTCGGGCTCGGCCATGCCAAGCGCGTCATGCTGATCAAAGGCGCGACGCACAAACAACAGGCGCGCATACGCTGGACATCGCCAGAGAGTCGCGGCAAAGCCGGGGCAAAAGGCGATATCCCGCTCGCGATTGTCGACAAGGACCAGTTGATAGACGAAACCTACGGCCAGCTCGAGCGCGAGCTACCGGGGCCAAACTACCTGCATACGCCGGCCCGACGCAGCCAGAAAGGCGATCCGGGCATCGGCCAATGGTGGTACGACGAACTCGTCTCCATGGTGCGTAACGACAAGGGCCGCTACGAGCGCCGTACGTCACACGCCGCCAACGAAGCCATGATCCTGCTGGCCTACGATCTGGCGCTGCTCACACACCTGGGAAGCGAGAAAATCGATTGGGACAGCCCGCCCGACTGGGCGAAATCTTGGGACAGCAACCCGCTGCTCAAAAATCACGCGCTGCTCATGTCGCCGGCCCGACGCCGGCGGCCACGTCGCAGGCAAAGCCAGTATTTGAACAGGTGATCGCATGGCCACAATAAACATCGCCGCGGCACTGCTCAGCGACGACGACGCCCTGCGCATCATTCGAGAATTCGCCGAGCTGGGTTTCGACATCAACGCCACCGGCCCAACGGACGACGCCAGCTACGGCGCAGACCCAGCCGCAGCGCAAGACCCGGACTGCATGGCGCCGACCGACCGCCGCGCCTGGTATCAGTCCGAACTCATGCGCCAGCAGATCAATCGCGAGATGGTTGGCGCTCCGCCGCGCGGCTGGCAGATCAACGCTACCCGCGACGAGGTAGGCGAATAACTATGGCACTCACGCCGGAACAACGCGCCCAGCGCCAGAAATGGCTCAACGAACTCGAAGAAGCGCGCGCCTCGGGCGCCACGCGTATCCGCTACCGTGACCGCGATGTCACGTTTCGTTCGCTCGACGAGCTTGATCGCCTCATCCGCGAAGCGCACCGCGAACTGTCCGGCCAGACTCGAGTACGCCGCGCGCGCACGTTCGGCGTCTACAGCACCAAAGGCGTGTGATGAGCTGTCAAGGATTCCTTGACAGCTGCCGCCTGCGATACAGCTTTCCCAACCCCGGAACTTAAATGCCCGCAATCCTCGACCAACACGGCAATGCATTCACCCGTGTAGGCGGGAGCGTGCCCACGCCGTACGAAGCGGGCGGCCAAGGCCGGCGGCTGCGCGGCTGGATGGCTTCCGGAACCGGCCCCAACGACTCGGCCACCGGCAACGCGCAGACCCTGCGCAACCGCTCGCGCCAGCAGTACCGCAACAACGGCTACGCCCAGAGCGGCATCAACAAGTTGGTGTCCAATATCATCGGCACCGGCATCAAGCCCCGATCGGCCGCCGACGACAAGGGCTGGCAGCGCGCCGCGCAGATGGAGTTCGAGTCCTGGGGCGAAGAGTGCGACCCGGAGGGCGTGCTCGGCATCTACGGCTTGCAGGCGCAAGCGGTCAACGCCTGGCTGCAGGGCGGTGAGTGTTTCATCCGCAAACGTGACCGCCGCGACAGCGACGGGTTATCCGTGCCGCTGCAGATTCAGGTCATGGAAGCTGAAATGTGTCCGGTGAACTATTCGGGCAGCAATCCGCGCAACGGCAACGCCATTCGCCGCGGCATCGAATACAACCGCATCGGCCGGCGCGCGGCGTACTGGTTCTACAAGAGCCACCCGGGCGATGGCTGGATGATGGGCGTGGACGGCCTGCAGCTGACGAGGGTGAAGGCCGAAGACGTGATCCATCTGTTCGACCCGGTGCGTGCCGGCCAGACGCGCGGCATCATCAAGATGGCGCCGGTGCTGCTGCGCATGTACGACGTCGACAAATACGACGACGCCACGCTCATGCGCCAGCAGATCGCCAACCTGTACGCCGGGTTCGTGACCAACCAGTCGCCGGACAACCCCGCGCCGCTGCCGCATTCGCTGAGCGCCGATGAGCTCGACGCCAGCAACGACGACCCGGCGCCGATCGAAGACCTGAGCATGGAGCCCGGCGTGATCCAGGAGCTGCTGGCAGGCCAGGACATCAAGTTCGCCTCGCCGCCGGACGCCGGCAGCACCTACGGCGACTTCATGCGCCAGCAGCTCATGGCCGAAGCGGCCGGTCTCGAGATTCCGTATGAGGTGCTGACCGGCGACTT